AGGGGTCAGTGAAGCACTTAAACAGGAATCAGCATTACCTTCACCCTTCGATGTAATCGCAAAAATATTAAATACCGCATCGGTACTTACTACAGGTCTTATGGCCGTAAGACAAATCAGGAGCACCCCAGTACCTAATATGGCATATGGAGGTTTAGTCCAAGGACCTGGTACTTCAACTTCGGATTCTGTAAGTGCAAACTTATCTAATGGTGAAAGTGTAATCAACGCCAGAAGCACTAACATGTTTAGACCCCTTTTAAGTGCAATTAATCAGTTGGGAGGGGGAAGACCATTCGATGCTGATATAAATACACCAGAACCCTCAAAAACAGGTGATATGCCGGTGTTTAAGACTTATGTAGTAGCGGGTGATGTTGAGACGCAAATGCAACTTGACCGAGAAGTGAAAAGTCGTTCATTCTTATAAGCCGGCAAATTAACCTTCATTTTATATTTAGGGGTATATCGATATATCTTTTATGAGAATAGTAGAGTTATTAATTGATGATGACTTAATACATGACCCTGAAGTAGGCGTTGATGGTATTGCATTAGTGAATCGTCCTGCGCATATGGAGAATTGGCTTGCCTTCAATCAAAGTGAAGCCAAAAAACTACAGCCTTATGAAATACTTAATGAAAAACAAATGGACGAACTGGCTGAAGCCGTTACTGCGTTGGGTGAAGACAGCAATATGGATGGTTGGGAAATCTATAAAGTAGAGGAATTACCAAATCCAAATCAATTTGTAGGTATAATCAGTAGCGACCCTAATAAGGTCAGTGAAGAGGATACACCATACGCCAGAGTTCGCTACAAATATGTAGGTCCTAAAGACCAAAAAAACAGACCTTTTTGCGGTGTTATGATGAGTAAAAACCTGATATATCGCAGAGAGGATATTCAATCACTTACAGACAGAGAGGTTAATACTGATATATCAAAGTATTCAGGGATATATGATATATTCGAGTGGAGAGGGTCTTACAATTGTCGTCATAAGTGGGTGAAATTATTTTATAAGCCTATTGATGATACTAAAGGAAAAGCGCAAAACAGACTTATCAATAAAGGGACTAGTGAAAGAAACCTTGATTACCAAGAACCAGTACCAGCAAGGGACACTACTACTACAGACGCAGCAAATAATGGATATGATGCACTTGCATTCAGTCTTATTGATGTAATCGACAATTACCCTTTATTCACTACAAAAGAGGAAGCGCAACAAATATCAACTATAATCGGGTGTAAAGGTATTCACGTCCATAATGTAGGTGGTCGTGATTATTACATGCCATGCGAAAGTCACCCTGAAAAAGAAAGGATGCAAGCCATATATGACGTCCCGCAATATGCAAGGGATAAAGCATGTAAAGCCAGAAATTACAAGGAGGAGAACCCTAATGTTGATTGCGGGACAAGGGTAGGTTGGACTAGGTCAGCGCAATTATGTAATGGTGATAAGGTTAGTAGAGACATCATCGCCAGAATGGCGTCATTCAGTCGTCACTTAGCCAACGCTGAAAAACAGGATTCTTATGATGAAGGATGCGCATTGTTGATGGTTGATGCATGGGGAGGTAAAGAAGGTATTGAATGGGCTAAAACTGAATTAGAGAAAATTGATAAAGAAGAGTTGAATATTGATACATCAACTTTATCACCATATACAGACCAGACAGGTAAAACAAAAAGCGAAGAGTTTATTACACCTAATCCATGCCAGACAGGATACATCGCATATGGGACAAAAATTAAAGATGGTAAGGAAGTCCCTAATTGCATACCTAAATTAAACTTCAACTACAATGATGAAAAGATGGAGATTACAGGTGCCGCAATCGTCCCTAATAAATTAATCATTCGCACTTCAGCAAGTGGTGAGCCTTACTATGTATATTTCAGTGAAGAGACCATCAAAAAACTTGCCTACAAGTTTATGAAGGAAAAGCGATTAGACGCCACTAATATCGAACATTCAGCAGTAAAAGCCACTGATACTTACGTTGTTGAATCATGGATAGTAGAGGATGAGTTCGACGACAAAAGTTATGCCTTGGGACTGAAATACCCTAAAGGGACTTGGGTAATTACTATGAAGACGGATGACCCTAAAGTATGGACCGACATCAAGGTAGGTAAATACGCAGGTTTTTCAATTGAAGGATACTTCGAGGAAAAATCAATATTCAGCGAGGATGACGCAATCGTTGAAAAAATAAAAATGTTAATAAACAAAGTAACAAATGACTAGTAAAGAAGCAATCGAAAAAATCAAAAAACTTTTATTCGGTCAGGAGCAATTCGGTCTTTATAAAACTAAAGACGGAATTGAAATGCAATGCGAAGGTGATATGGCGCTTGAAAAGGAAATCTATATCATTACCCCTGATGGTAATATACCAGCAGAGGAGGGCGAGTATGAAATGGAAGACGGAATGAAGGTGAAGGTGAAAGATGGCATGGTTTCATCAATCAACTACGCTGAAGAGGAAATTGTAGAGGAAGAGGTCATGGAAGACGAGGTTGAAGTAAAGGTTGAAGAAGAGGAGACTACAATGGTGTCCGCTGAATTAATCGACGGAACCATCGTTGAAAGTGATACTGAAGTCTTATCTGCAGGGGACACTTTATTCGTAGTGACTGAAGAAGGTAGGTCACCAGCACCGACAGGAGACCATGAGACTACTGATGGCAACATCGTTGTAGTTGAAGACGGAATCATCAAGGAAATTAAACAAAAAGACATCGTTGAAGAAGAGATGACTACTGAAGAGGAAGCATCATTCGACGAGTTATTAGAGGTATTCACTGCAGCATTCAATCACCTAACAAATGACCTGAATGTTATGAAACAGGAATATGATAAACTACGTGAAGACTTTAATAAGTTTTCAGCAGAACCTGCAGGTGAAAGACAATATTTCCAGCAGGACTATAAAGCGATGTTGAAGGACCAAAAATCAAATAAACTTCATCAACTCGCGCAATTAAGACGCAAATAAATAATAATTAATCATGGAAAAAAATCTTAAAAAACACGACTTCTCGTTCGACCTGACTGCGTTGCAGACATACACAGACGAGGTTGGAGGACTTTTACTTGCAGAGGCAATCGTAAAAGGTAAGACTGCGGACTTATGTTTCGTTCAGTCAAATATCAAAGGCACACAGGCCATCAATATCTTATCATCAACCTTAAACGTTCAAGACGGAAGTTGCGGTTGGAATTCATCAGGCTCGACTACATTCAGTCAAAGAGACATCACCGTTTGCGACAAGAAGGTGAACGAGTCGCTTTGTCCTCGAGATTTGAATCAGTATTGGGCAAGTGCATTCTTAAATGCTGGTTCTTACAATGAGTCGGTACCATTCGAGGAAGCAATCGCTCAATTGAAAGTTCAACAAATCCAAAAGTATGTCGAGGAGCAATTATGGAGAAGCACTACAGGGACTTCATGTTTCGATGGCTTCGCTACATTAATTTCAACTGGTACTACTGGTGTCGTTCCTGTTGTAGGTGCTGCGGCAATTACATCATCTAACGCATTGGGTGAAGTTGATAAATTAGTAGAGTTGATTCCTAATGAAGTTGCTGACAGAGACGACATCATCATATGGATGTCGATGGCAAATTACCGTAAGTATCTTATTAACTTAAGAACGACTAACTATTTCCAAGACTTCATCATCGAGGGCGACCAAATGAAGGAATACGTAACTATGCACCCTGGTACTAATTTCAGAGTCGTAGGAACGCATGGTATTAACACTAATGGTGTTTATATGGGTCCGGCTGAATATATGGTAGTAGGTGTAGATTTAATGAGCGATGAGGAGAGATTAGACATCTTCTACAGCAGAGATAACGACGAAGTGCGAGTTCGTGCTAATTTCAAATTAGGGGCTCAGGTAGCGTTTCCCGAGTATTTCGTAACTAACAATCTTTAATCAATTGATTAAAAAATCATTAAAAATAAACTACACAAAAAATAAATAAATTATGTCGTATTCAGCATGTTTTAATACAGCAAATATCGAACTTGGGTGCGCGGCTTCAGTGGGTGGAATTAAGGAAATCTACGTTGCTGGCGGGACCGTTTCAGGTGCTAGTTATACTACTGATGGTGTATTGTCCGCAATCACCGTTAATGACGCTTTATTGACTTTCGAGGTTCAAAAGCAAACTAGTAACTTGACGGAGACTTTCCAAGTATCGCTAGAAAACGGAACGACTTTCTTCGAACAAGCACTTGTTGCGGTCTTCAATAAAATGGACCAGGACAAGCGCAATCAATTGAAATTATTGACTCGCAACAGACAAATCGTTTTATTTGCGAAAGACAATAATGATGTAATCTGGTACTTGGGAGCAGACTTCAACGGAGGTTATGTATCCGCTGGTACAGGAGAGAGTGGAACTGCATTCGGTGACCGTAATGGCTATTCAGTAACCGTTACCACTTATAGTAAAGAACCGATGACTACTTTATCGTCATCATCAATTTTAGACGTCGTTACAGTGTTGTAATCACGTTTTACTTATTGGGTGAGGGGTTTATACCCCTTACCCTTTAATAAGCCGTTAGATTAAAGATTATGAGTAATTTAAGACCAAATAGGAAATCAGGATTAGGTAGATTTGTCCGTCATGGTATGCTGGGCAAGCAAAAGGTATATCGCAATACAGAGTTTAAGCGAGTCCCTGAAATGACTGAAGAGGACAAGAAAAAACTAATCCTTGATGGATTGAAGTCATATACTTATGATGAAAAAAAACATATTGTAGTCCATGCGAGAGGACCTGTTGAAGGTGCGGTGCCAACCCCTTCAATTACGCCTACACAGACTATTACACCAACGCCTTCAGCAACTCCGCCAGAACAATATTACATATTGACTGAAGGTAGTGATACTATTACTGATGAAAGTAATAATCCTTTAGTTCAAGAGTCTGCACCGGACCCGACTCCAACCCCTACACCAACGCAAACAGTAACCCCTTCAATTACACCGACATATACACCAACTTCAACGCAGACTCCGACACCAACACCATCGGGAGCGGGTGGCTTTACACCACCATCGGGTATTGTAGCGTGGTATGACCTGCAAGACGCATCTAACCTAACCTTAAACGGAAACGTAATTGAAGGTATTGCGGACATTTCGGGTAATGGTAATGATATGATTGCATACGACGCATTCGGACCATTAAGAGGAGGGGTATATTCTGCATCAACTATAAGTGGATTTAATGCAGCGTATTACCACAACGACGCAGCCGGAACTGGATACGCAGGTTATGTTTATACACCAAACCCTATTGGGTCATCGGTTAATGAAAGAACCACCTTTATGGTAGTTGCTCCGTTTTATAACTTATCGTATGGTTCGTTAGTGGGACTTAAAGGTGCTACGGGTAGTACTTCAACATCAGACCGTATTTTTGCGATGTTTAGTGCTTCACAAGCGGGGGATAATTATGGTAAGACGGCTAAGTCAAGGATAACATCTAGTAATAGTTATGCATCTAATCCACCAGGATTACCTCTAATCTACGGAGTAAAAGAAAGCGTGCCTTCATCATCTTATTACTTTGAAGCGTATTCAACGGACACTACAATCGTAAATACAACCCTTGCGGATAATGATAATTTGTCGTATAACTATATTGCATTCGGTAGGACTTCATCGACTCAAAACCTGGGACAAGGTGAGGTATTAGAGGTATTACATTGGAATAGCGTTTTATCCACAACAGACTTTAATTCGGTAATCACTTACTTGAGGAATAAATATTCAATGTAATAATAGGTATTTTATGTTAATAATTAACAGGAATCAATTAAACAATTTAGTAGTAACCGTTAGCCAAAATAAAACATTGGCAAACCCTTACTATTTATTTAGTTTTCAGCATATTTTATCAAAGGAAAAGGTGCAATTTTTTCCTAAAAATATTTCAACATCTGCGACCCGTTATGATGAGTTCCAGTTTTATGAAGGTGTAAGACCTGATTATGATACTACGGATATACCATATGAAATATTCCCTTATCCAGGTCAGTATTATTATTCTGTTTATGAGTGTTTTTCAAGTGGTTCAACTAATCCAGCCTACGCCTTCGACAAGGTAGAGGAAGGTAGGGCTCTTATTGAAGATTCGTCAGTTCCAAGTCCTTATGATTACACTTACATTTCGTCTAATGAAGGAAACGACAATTTCATATATTATGAAGAAGGAGTGAATGAGGCCAGACAATTAATATCATTTGCTTACAATATATTTAATTCCCGTAAAACTACATGGGGCTGGTCCGAAGTTTTCCCTTCAATTTATTATAAAGACTTATCAACAGGTATTATACTTGAATATCCAAATCAACTTTATGACCCTGCAAGTTGCACTAATGTATATGACCGCGCTTCAGGTCAGACCTTCAACATTGAAATTACTACAGGAGCAACTTGGCCTGGCTTCACTTTATACATGGACTACGACCAGGTTAAATCAATGGGATATGACTGGTATGGATATACCGTTGCGGGTAATGAGTTTAGCGCACTTACCTTCAATAATTTCACTGAAGGGTTTATACCAGGATTCTGGAGTTATGATGTAATGCAGCATAATGTTGATGGTTCAACGGAGACTACGACAGGGCTATGGGCTAAAGATTTAGGGACACCTACTAACGTCCAAATTGCAACTATATCAGGTAATACTGCACCTTGCATTCAACCATCACCTACACCTACACCAACGCAAACTCCAACCCCTACAATTACGCCTACAGCAACAAATACACCGACACCTACAATCACGCCTACTGCAACGATTACACCATCACCAACAAATACACCAACGCCAACAATTACACCATCACCGACACCGGTTTATAATGGTATTACTACATTCGGAGTTGAAGTTGATTCCGCATTTATTTTAGGTGGATATTCAATTGATTATAGATGGACTGACCCTTCACTTGCAACTGGTACTGGTACTACTTCATCATCAACTACAGCATTCAGTAGAGTATGGGTATATGATACAATCACGTTCCCGACGCCACCGACGACCCCTGGTGACCTTTACACCATGGAGATTATTTCAATGCCACTTGAATATACTGAAGCCCAGACATGGGTTAATATTAATGGACCTGTTGATAAAATCACCATTGAAATAGTAAGTTATGATGGTATTAGTTCAGGTCTAATGGACGTTACTTATTATTATGAAGGTAGTATTATTGATACTGACCTAGGTAAGAGTTACAATTACCCATTAACCGGCTCGGCTTATGAGTGGAGTGCATTGGCTAATTGGGATAAAGCGGCATATGGGTATTTCGCTGTTGAAAAAGCCAACCATATACTTACTGAAAGTAATGTTGGGATATTAACTGAAGACAATGACTTCATTGATAAGGAATAAATTAACTAGTTAAAATAAACAAAAACAAAAACATAATATATTATGGCAAACGTAAAAATCAGTGCATTACCAGTAGCGGACAATTTATGGAACCTGAATGAAATCCTTCCTATCGTTGATTCTGGTAGCACTACTACAAGTAAAAGAACCTACGGGTCTTTATTCTCTAACCACAGTGGTGGGACATATACCATCACAGCGACAGACCAAACGTGGGCGGTAATCGCATCAGGGTCAGACTCACCAGCAACTCACGTCCGTATCGGTGGTATTAACAACGCAGCTGTTATATCATCAAGGGGTGCAGAAATCTCATCAGGTCAGATGAATACCATCATCGGTTCGGAGCAACAAAACGACTCTAACCAACCAAAAATTAACGGGGGTCAATACAACACTATTATCGGTTCAAAACCAAATGGTAGTCAGTTAGAAATTAACGGAGCAAACTACTCTGTTTTAATGGGACTTGAAAACGGATACATCAACGGAGGACAACACGGACTTATCGCAGCTTCAAATAATCACCAATTAGGATACGCCGATAAGACAGCAACCCTCGCAACTCAAGGTGGATATAACTACGGGTCAAGGGCTTTTATGGCAGGTTGCGAAGGTTTCACTATCAACTCTAATATGACTACAGCTCTCGCATCTTACGCTGGTACCTTAAATGGTAACTTATACCAATTCTCAATCGGCTCTTATATTCCAACAGTAGATGGTTTAGGTGGTGCACAAGAAAACTCAGGTCACATCGGGACTAGAGAGTCAACAGTAAGTCATCAACGCGCTGGTATGTATCAGACATCAGGTAGGACGTCTGTATTTAGTGGGACTTCGCATCACGACAACGTCCATGTATTCGGTACACAATCTAAATCAATAGGTCTTGCAGGTAATGTATCAGGTGCAGTATCAATTAACCTTGAAATGACTGAATCTTTACAGACATTCACCATTACAGGTAATATCACTTCATTGTCGTTGAATAATACCCGTATGGGTGGTTCTTATGAGTTCTGGGTTTATAATTCAGGGTCATATACCGTTTCATCAATTACCCTTGATGGAGTATCATCATCAGTATATGCAAAAGGTGGTGCAATCAACCCGACAAAT